TGCGAAGGATCCGCCGGAACCTCTTTCTGCGCAACCGGAACCTTATCCGGTATTGTATGCGGAAGATTCAGCCCCTTGAGTTCTTCGCGTTCTCTGAACAGCTCAGCAATATGCGTCTCAGGATCGTGGCCGAGAGCAGAAAGCACATCATGGAAAGTGCGAAGTCCGCTTTTCAATGCCGAATCTAGCGCTTGTTGATCCTTAACCGGATCAATAAATGCTCGCTCCGGCCAGGACCACTCGACATCGAGCAACTTGCTGCGCATTTGCGTTGCGGCTGCCATCAAATCGAACCGTTTCCACATCGGCTCACACATCATCGGCTTTAGCATCATGTTCTGCCACGTGTCAAGCAGAGACCAGAAATCCAATGCGCCGGCGCGAACGCTGGAATAATTCGCTTGCCGCATATCACCTGTTAGCTGCGAATACGTAAGACCAATGCCGGCAGCTATTGCATGCAATAGCATAATCTGCCACTCGTCATCACCCTCACCTTGTGGCGGATTACCGAAGCTTATATCTTCGTCCGCCCGCAAATACTCGATCATCCCTGGCGCTAATTGTCTAAGCTTACGGCCGGTTTCCGGCTCATTGGTTATCGTGCTTTCCGGCACCTTCCGGATAAACGCCGTAAAACACGCTTGAGCTTTCGCCCGCTCCTGTCGAGCAAACCACAAATCGTCGAGATTCTTAGCATTCAAAACGCTCGGAACACACCATGGAATACCTCTCGTCTGCTCCGGCCTCATGCCCCAAAATACCGGCGCAATATATTCAGCCGTGACCCTCTCGACATTAGGAGTTGCCCGGCGCGAAAGCGACATATCTGAACCTGGATGCTCATTAAACATCCAATATGCCACACGGCGACCGGCGCTATTATATTCAACACCAAGAACTATTGCATTTCCATTATCAAGCGGCCGGTGTTGAGACGCATCGATCCAGTCCGGCTCTAAAACTCTAATCTGCAGTGGAACCCTCAAGCCAGGACTAGGAATGAACCTGATCAGCGCCTCGCCGCTTTCAACCACGGTTCTTGCTGCGAGAAGTTGCAATGCATATAGGTCACGCAATCCCTCTGGATCGGCTTCATCACAAAACTGCTTCCACAGATCCATTGTTCTTTGCCGAACCTGTGGAGGTACTTCATCTGCCAATCGTGGTCGGATGCCGGTTCCAACCATTTTAGCTGCGAGAAGGTCATATGCCCTACACACCCATGGATTGTTGCGGCCGAGATCCCTCGATCGATTACGCAACGTTTGCAACTGCAAACCGACCTCTGCATCCGCTGATTTATTGGTTGTCCACCAGCCGTCAAAGCCCCGTCCAGGTTTCGCCGCCTCATAGAGATTCTTGATAGACGAGCGCGCGGCGGCGCGTTTGAGGCCCGCTAACGGAAAGAAATATGCGATCGTACGGTCTAATGCGTTCATGACCTACTGAACGTCGCAAATACTGTTGCGCCAGCCACAGCATCGGCGGTAGCAGCCACAGCAATATCCATATCATGAAGAACCGCTAGAAGCTGGTCGACATTCTGGTATGTAATGGTGCGTCCATCATATTCAACAGTCTTTATTCCCTTTGCGATAACTGCTGCAATCGCATCTAGTTGCTCTTGGGTCCACACCATTATCATTATTCCTACAGATTAGAATTAAACCAGTTATCGCGTGGCGGAGAAAACCAGCCATCGTTTCTATCTTCGGTCTCTGGTTCTGGTTCTTTACGTATTTCGACCAGAACAAGTTGTTTTTCAAGATCCAACCAATTTTGTTCATTCCACCGATCGGCGCCAGCGATCCACACAGCAGCACGTGCGTAAACTCGACAGTCGAGAGCTTCGTTACGTTCACGCATTTTCTGCCATTCTCTGCGGGCAAACCCACGTTTTGTCCGCACCGTAACCATCTGCTCGCCGACAAGCTGTTTTGTCCACTCGCTTGTCGTTCCCGCCGGCAGATGAATGTATCCAGGACGGATCGAGTCTTCTTCGTCTGTCGGTTTATCAAGACGAAGAAACCGATACGTCTCACTCTTAAAAGTAGCAACAGCTACAGTCCACAATCTGGCCCCACGCCGGATCTTTCTGCCGCCCTCACTTGAATCAACGTAACTGGGTCCACTTACTGGTGCCGACCTATCGAATCCATCAACGCCTTTTATCGGAAATATACGCCCACCGCCAACCTTGCGGACCCAGGCATAAACCGAAGGTCCCTCATAACCGGTATCCACCGCCATCCTCAGAATACCCAAACGGGACCCGGAAGCGTGCGGCCACGTATCTTCCAATGCCAAAGTAAGACGTTCCCAAGCGTTCGCATCGCTTGGAGGAAAGTCAACAACAATGTGATCGACCAACCAGCTTTCGAGCCCCCGGCCCCAACCCCAAACAGAAACCTCGATGCGGTCGCGCTGCACATCGGCGCCAGCAGTAAGAAATAGCGCTCCTTCAGGAACGGTTCCTATGTTCCATTGCTCGCGACGCTCATACAGACGCTGCCATTCCGGAGCTTCTCCCGCATCCGACCACGTTTCGCCGAGAACGGTATTAATAAAGCTTCTCAACGAATCGTCCAATCCCTGGCACGCTTCCCATTCCCTAGCAATGCGCTCCCACGAAAGCCATCCAACTGGACTGTATAGGCTTGAAATATGAAAACCTATAGTGGTTGGATCAAGCGATGATGATGTCGCCCGCCAGTGCCCACACCCCAACATTTGCGTTTTATAACGTTCATCTATGCGTTCGTCACAAGTTTCGCAGAAATACGCCGCTGTTTCGGGGCTATTCTTAGTCCAACGAAGCCGCTGGAATTTCAAGAACTGATATGTTCCGCAATGAGGACACGGAACAAAATACCGACGTTGATCACTTGCATCGTATTCGCGTTCAATACGTGAAATACCCTTAATAGTTGGAGTCGATGCCAAAAAAATCTTACGCCTCCAGGAGAATGTCCTTGTGCGCGCTTCGGCTAATGCTACCGGATCCCCCTCGTTATCTGCTGAAGCCGGATATGCATCAACCTCATCAAGAAACAAATATCGAACCGGCATTGACCGTAAGCCAACAGCGCTATTCGCGCCGGTCATTACCAGAATACCGCCAGGAAACTCCTTAGACAAAACGGTATTGCCACTATCCCGAGAGCGCGCTGGAGCAATTCTATCCCGTAATGTCGGACTCTCTTCAATTAATGGATCAATGCGCTGTTGAGAAAACCGCTTAGCAAGTTCAACAGAAGGCTGAACGGCTAACATTGGCCCTGGCGCGTGATGAATAACAAAGCCAATCCAATTGCCGCCTGATTCAGTTGCACCGAGTTGGGACCCTTTCATAAACACTATTCTCTGCGCCGGATGACTTGGCGAAAGCGCGTCCATTATTTCCTGCAGATATGGAGTTCTGCTAGTACGCCACTGGCCGGCCTCATTCGCGCCGCGAGGGCTTAGAATGCGATGCAGATCCGCCCAATTTGAGACCGTGAAATTTGGATCCGGCGAAAGCCCCGAACGCCATGCGCGCGCAAGATCCTCGGCGCCGTCGAACGACTCTGCAAACGACATGTCAGTTGACGAAACCACAACTCTCCCTTGCGTTCATCCGGAGATTCTGTTATGCGTGGCATCGGGAAAGCAATTTCCAAAACCCCACGAAACTGTCACTACACCGCACGTCACTACACCGCACGCCACAGCACAACAATGCACGACACAACAAGGACCGGTTGCAATGCTATCTAAGTACACAACCACCCAAATTGCTATCCAGACCAAAGCACTAGCCGACCTACTTGAGACCGTTTCAATCGGAGATATCGTTACATTCGATGATATGTCCAAGGTTTTAGGACAAGACGTCCGTAAGATTCGGTATGTTCTCGAAAATGCTCGAACAAAAATTCTCGCAGAGAACGGATTACGATTTGATAGCGTCTACAAGATCGGACTAAAGCGCATGAACATAGAAGACGCAATTGGTGTTTCTGATCGCAATATCAAAAAAATCCGCCGCACAGCGCGGCTCGCAAGCAAGCGTGTAAATCAACAACTCTCACGAGCCAACGCAGTTGATGACGCGACACGATTCGCTCTCAATGCAAGGCTATCGCTATTCGGCACAATTGAGACGCTCGCGTCTCAAAAAACCGTACGCGAAGTCGAGAAAGTATCAGATGAAAGAATTCTCCCATTCGGGAAAGTCCTTTCTCTTTTTACCCAAAGAGCATAAATGATTCCCACAACATCGCACGTCACGACAATGCACGACGCCACACCTCACGCCACAGCACAACAATGCATCGCAACTCACCATATGACACTGCACGACAACACACGATACGACACCACACCACACATCAAGTCAACGTACGCAATATCACGCCACGACAAAGCATGACACCTCACCACACGGCACCGCACTCCACGTCACAACATAGGATACGGTATTAAATGAGGACA